CTGTGGAACTGAACGGGCATTAGGTACTTTTTCAATTAAATCTTTTTTAGTGTATGTACCTACACCAATCATACACTCGTCATATTCAATAGCGTATGAAGTTAGTAAGCGTTTAGCTTCTTGGCAGGCAGGGCAGTTAGTTTGTGACCAAACTTCTGCTTTATTCTGATTCAATTTTGTCTGCATGGTTTTGAAACTCCTTTAGTACACTTTCAATAGTATCTTCTGGCAACTCTAAGATGTAGGCAAGATACTCACGAATTTCTTCACTCATAGACATTTCTTTGTCTAGGATTAGGGCTGAATCTGTGTCTCGTTTAATTACTTTACGATCAATTAAGTCTGAATCCTCTAGCTCGCCAAGTTCTTGCATATCACCTTCAACTTGGTAAATTGTGTGATCGTAATCAGTTTGCGGTTTAGGGTCATGCACAGCTACTGTACGACGAATAAGTTGTGGTAGCTGTAGCTTACGCCATTCATGTGTTAGAGATTCGGAATCAAGTATAACTACACCAGTATCTACATTGTTACGGTGAAAGCTAGTAGTAACTGGACTTCCAGGATATATAATATTTTTCTGAGAGTTTTCGTAACTGTGTAGATCGCCTGCTAAAACTACTTTCCAGCGAGCAAATAATTCTAAATCTAATTCAGGCTTTACGTGCGGTGGAATCTCTCCACGAGCATGGGTAAAGCAAATATCACCATGTAATTTTGGTTTTTCACTGAAATTATCGGGGTTCTTTTCAAATTCTTTTAATTTATTATATGGGATAAAATCCATATTACCCAGCGAGTAAAAATCATCAATAATTTCTACTTTGGGGTTTAAACGATTGGTAACTTGTTTTAGGTTAGATAGGAAAGTTGTATCCTTTTTAACTGCTTCGTGATTTCCAGCATAAATAATTGTTGGAATCATACAAGCATTAACCAAATCAAAATATGTCTCTAGTTCTTCCATATTAGGAAGTTTGTCAAAAACATCTCCGCCAACAACAAAAAGATCACACTCTTCTTGAAGGGCTTCTAGTTGACGCCAGAGCATATTAAACCTATTCTTTGCCCACTCAATAGGTACGTTTTTCTGACCTAATTTGATATGGACGTCAGCTGTAAATAATACTTTCATATTGCCTTATGAGACAGAAAAGCCCGCTAAGCGTTTTGTTTAGCGGGCTTTTGTTTGTTAACCAAGTTCTTTGACTGCTTCTTGTTCAGAGGATTCGGCTTCGCCGTCTTCTGAGTTTGTGCTAATCTTTTCCAACAAGGCTTTTACATCTGCTTCTGTAGGGCGAGAGAATTTCTCGTCAATAGATTTAGCAGAATCTGCCATAGCACGTTCTTCAGGGGTCAGTGGGCGGGCTTTGCAACGCAAAACTTGCAGTGTATACTCAACATTAAAAGGCAGAGGTCCTGTCTTTACACGCTTGAATACAACATCCCAACCTGTATCATAGTCAGTAGGGTCTCCTAAATCTTCAGCCGCTGTAACAATTTGCTCAAACAACTTCTTTTTCAAGTTAAGAGCAACGACTTTTTGCGATTTAGGGTCGATACAATTTACAGAGTAACTCCAAGAGCATTTTGCTTCTGGGTAGTAATCGGTAACATGGTCTTTTTCAACGTTGTCAAACTTTTCTTTTTCACGACTAAATGCCAAACACTCGATTGGAATGTCTTTGTTATTAGTGCCTTTCAGCCAATAAATATATCGTGGAAGAACTCCGCCAATTAAGCGGACTGTATTTTCGCCATCTTTGTATTCGTAAGATTCGACTTTGTTTGATTGTGCTTTACCCTTGGTATTTTTAAAGCTAAGTGCCATTTTTATTTTTCCTCGTATTTGAAGTGAATTTTGTTTTCTGTTATTTTTAAAAGCGGATTTGGTTTTATTGCGTTTAAGTCAATATCTGAATAAAAAGATAGGTCTAGATATGTGTAACCGTAATGTTTGTATATGGCGTAGTTCCTACGCCCCGCTAATCTTATGTATTGTGCTTTATGTACAATATCTGTGCTGGTATCAGTAAATAAGTACGCAGGGTTTATTAGAAAACTATTACCCTTTAAGTTAAAAATCGGTTTGATTTTACTGTATTGGTTTTTAGGAATAGATTTTCTAATAAAATGCAATCTTAAAGTTTCAACTAGTTTTACGGAGTCGCATTGTGTTGTGGACTCAAGCAATCCAAGGTTGAAGAAAAGGGTCATATACTGAAACTTAATAAATATTATACCATTTTAGATATCATTTGACAAGTGAAATTTTATCTACGCTAAGACTTTCCAGCCTTTGCGGAGATAAAGCCCTAACCTATCTGTGTTTTGTTTCTTATCAGCGTATCCAGCAAACTGAATGTCTACTATAATCGGGTCTAGTTTACCGTCATGCATTCGCATAATCCTACCAGCAATTTGTTCTAGTAAACTGTCGTTTGACATGGGAACTGCTAAAATTACGCAACTTAGGATGTTGATTGAAATTCCCTCTGAAAATATTTGCCTGCTTCCAGCAATGCACATTTTCTCTTTGGCAAGGATTTGCTCTTTTGCTCGTTGTCTATCTTCAAAACTGGTTCCCCCAGTAACCAACAAACACGTTTCACCAACATATTCTTTTACCTTTTCTAAGAATTCTACTCGATCTGCTATAATGAGAACAGAATGACCTTCAGCAATATGCATACTAGCAATACTACTAATAAACTTTCTATAATTGTCATTTTGTGTTAAGTCCGTTATTTTATCTACCCAGGTGACATTTGGTTTAAGAGTAATGCCACTTTTTACCATGTGAATGGTAGGAGGTATAGTATTAGAAACGGGTGGTTTTAGTACTGTTGTACCAAAATAGTCTTTGAATAAGATGTGTTTACCATCTTTTCTTATCATAGTGCCGCTAAGGGCAATTCTATATTTGGCATAAAAGCTATCTACTGTTGCTGCAAATGTTGTTGCAGGACAATGATGCGCTTCGTCTAATATTACTGTGCCGAACTCTTTAGATAATTCAGCAGTATGCTTAACTAAAGTTTGTATATTTGCAACTGTAATAAAGTGGTCTTCGTAATCTAATTCGCCACCACCTATAATCCCACATTCGCAGCCAAACAGTGTTTCAATTTCTTCAATCCATTGATCTCTGAGAGCTGCGGTATGTGTTATAACTAGAGTTTTTTGCCCAAACTTTCTAGCAAGATGTAATGCTGTAAAAGTCTTACCCCAGCCTGGTAAAGCATTTATAAAACAAGTACCTTCTACCTCGTTGTAGATTGTTTGTTGATCTTCATATAGCTCAAATTTAGGGACAGGAAATGGAACGGGTACTAAAACTCGTTTATCTACTATTTCGTAATCTTGTGGAATTAAATCTGTGCGACCTTGCGGTATAGAAAGAATACCCTTGATTAACGACTTATAGTTTTTTATTGTTTCGACACTAGCAAATTTCTTTGATCCAGTGTCTTTATGTATTTTGTAGGTAAGAGACTTAATTACGTGTTTAGTATGCTCTATGCCTGGATTGTCTAAGTATATTCTATTTGATATAATTGCTTTTGCCACTATACTAGTCTCCACGTATCTTTTTGCGGATATTCATAGTAGCCATAAAATAAATAGCTATTATCCATATATAAAACCCCTGCGTATTGGTGATAACTTTCAGGCTGAATCATAGTTTTGAATCTATGAGCTATACCTTCTAGTTCTAATACACACCCTATGCCCTCCGCAGGTAATACTTTACTAATCTTCTTTGTTGTCAGTTTGGCGCGTGTAGATTTTTTATGTTGAAAAACCTGTCCGTGGCTATCAATAAACCACGTTGTTGATTTTGCTAACTTAATAATATCTACAAGAAAGTATACTGCTGAACTTATAGGAAACAACGTTGCCTTACCTTGTAAAGCGAGCCTACGTAAGCCTAGAGTTGGCTTATTTATAGACTTATCGTCTACGAACCTATAGTTTGTTGTGTGTTCAGCAGTATCCTTATCACTATATTCTGATTTATAGTATACTATGTCGCCATCTGTTTCAGGCTGTTTTTCACCCAGCCTGAACACGGGAAATACGATCTCCTGCAACTTCATAGTATCCTTCCCAATCGCCAAAGCTATAGTCATGTCCCACGTCTTGGTCAACACCAATAGGAAATCCAGGTATACCACAGCCCCAGTCGTGCTGAGTATTACGTTTTAGAATTTCGCAATATTGTTCTACGTGTTCTTCTTTTACTAGTGCTACAATAGAGTCATGTACTAGCATAAAGATGTTTGCGTCAACGCCTTTTGCTTTAATTTCTTCTGCAGTTCGCATTGCACCAAGTAAATTAACGTCTGAAGCAAGACTTTGTACTTCAGCATTAATTCCTGACCGCACTTCATGTGCTGCAATACCTTTGTCTGAGCTAA